GATCAAGGTAAAGATCGAAAAATGGCAAATAAAAGTCAGGAAAATACCTTTTTCTTACTCCTCTATCAAAATAATATATCGGTTCTTCTGGCCTAATCCAATCAATATTCAAAAAATCTAATCTCTTTGCTAAATGTTCTTCCCATGATGAATCTAGCTTTACAATTGAACCATCTTTTTTGACATATTCTCTAATAGATCTTACTAAGCGTCTATGATTGGAATTTAAAGCAGCAACTCTTATTTTATTTTTACTTTCTTCTGAATGTTTAGTAGTCCCGTTTTTAATTTTGGTTTCAATACATTTATTAGAACGTTCGGTAAAATCTACATCATTTGAGGAGTAAAAATTTTTTAAACTTTCAGATTGTTTCTTTCTAACATCATCTGTCAAAAACTTTCTAGATGTTTTAAGACCATCAACATACTCAGACCTTTTAGGATTTTTGTCACACCATCTAGAATGATTAGCCTTTTCAGATGTTTTAAAAATTTAAAAAACTCAACTCACAATATTTACATTTTTCCATTTAAATTCCTTTAAATGTATTTATATAAATGAAGTTTTCTGTATTATCCAAAGAGATTAGTTCGGGCAACAGGATTCGAACCTGCACTAACTACGCTTTAGAAGAGCGCTGCTTATCCAGTTAAGCTTTGCCCGAACTAATCTCTCTAAATTCTTTTAACAGGCTTTATCCATCTCGTCAACAAAATCAATAAAGGCAAATTTCAATCTTACAAACTTTTGAAAAACATCAGCTGAGAAGTTGTCATCTGTCGCCCTGACCCATTGCTCTAGCTTCGGATTTTTCAGGGCTTCAAAAATCTTATCAATGAATTCAGTAGCCTCAACCGAATCTTCAAACGTTTCACTGTTTGCCATTATCAATTTCCTCAAGATGTTTACCTAACAATGCTATTGCATATGAATCCACTACATCATGTGCAGGTGAACCCAATTTGTTCATTTGCATCCATTGTACAATGTTTATGCCTTCCTTGTCAAGCAAATTTTGCACCATTCCATCTTTATTAGCATTTCCTTTGCCTGAAAAGTCTTTTTTGACTGCCGTAGGTGCGACGATGATTGGATGTACGCCGAATGCTTTTTTAAGGTGATACTTTAACATTCCGCCGTTTTCAGCAATGTTGAACAACAACCCACCTCGAGCACCGAAGGCGTACCCTTCAAGATAAATCTTAGAACCTTCAACCCAATGCTGTTGTATTTTTGACACAGCCCACAGAGAAATTTTCTCGTATCGGTCTACGCTATCNGCATAGTCTTTTTCGAGCAACGTACCTTCATAATTCAATGCATTATAACACAACTTCTTGTTCTGATTGGCGAAATAGAACTTTGACGTTTCAAAATTTTCACCAAGGACGCAAATTGCAGGACTGGTATAAGAATAGTCTATACCAAAAATCATTAATTTCTACCATAGGCTTCAGCATCTGCCTTGAAGTCTTTATAAAGCACATCCGCATATTCACTGAATGATTTATATTTGGTATTTTGACGAACAACCTTGTTTGCCAAATCAGTCAACATGGAACCATCTTTTCCTGACATTTTATGTAGGCTAGGAAACTTTTGTGCTAATCGGTCATATGGTTCACCGTCAGGATATGCATCACCAATAGCTGTTTCAATGTGATGAAACTTTACTGGATTCTCTACTGGAAGACTTTTCTCTTTTGCTCTAGCGTCCTGATTCTTAAGTGAGAACGTAGATGCTTTAATTTCGGCTTGCTTTTCATCATAGGCTTTTTTGTGCATTGCATATGATGGATGTTTTGGATTAGGTTTGCCTGATGCCAAATGAGTGTCGAGGAATTTACCTTCAGTGATAAATTGTGAAAATTTCTTAATAGCCACGTCTTCTCCTAATTGTTCTATTTCTTCTTCTTTTAAGTTTCCAGTCTTACGAGCGTAATTAATGAAATCTTCAAAGTCCTTATCATTCTCAATGTCTTGAGCGGTCATTCGATCTTGAACAGTTGCTCTCTTTAATCGAGCAATTGCTTTTTTAGCCATAGGCGTAACTTTTACAGGGTCTCCTCTGAAATCTCTTTCAATCTCTTCTGCAACAGCAACTTCTGCTTTTCTTGAAAACACAAATTCTTTATTTACAGGATCCCATGTTTTGTATTCATCACCCACCCTAACCTCAATAGCTGCAGGCTCGGTTGTGGTTTCTGCNAATTCTGTTTTGACAATGTTTAGGAGTTTTTTACCTAATGCAAATTTTTGATCTACAACCCAATCCAATGAATCAAATGATTCAATCAATGCGTCTTCAGAATCATCATGCTTTTCAGCGGATTCTCGAACCATTCTATATGCTTGAAAAACCGCAACATTACGCCAGTCGTCGCCGTACATTTCTCGAAACTGTACTTCTCTTTGGAGAATAGCAGTTTTCATTTCCTCATATTGTTTACGCAATTTAGCAGGTAAATTGTTAACATCTTTTTCAAAGAAGAATGCCGTGTATGAGGTATCGTTAGGGAAAACGGGATTAGTAGAATAATCCTCGTTAGTTAGCCCAAGCCCTTTTCGTACTCTGCATACTGTAATTAGTTTTTTTAGCAACATATGTTTCAATCCTTTTCCATTTGGAATATTCCATCAACGCTTCAACATAATAAAAAGTTCTATTCTTTATCAATGTCTTAACATCAATATTATTCTCTATCATCATATTTATATCTTTTTCTTGAACATGACTTGGAAAAATAACAACCTTCTCATTTTGTTTAATCGCATCGGACATGAATCTACAAACTTGCTTGTTTCTAGGTTCGTTATCCCAAATATGTATAGCGTTCTTAATATCCAATCCGAAACGTTTGTATGATAACAAATTTGCATCTAATGTTGCTATGCAGTTATCTAAGAACAATGAATCAATAGCACCCTCGACAACATGAATGGGTTTTGTATAATCCAATCCGCTCAAACCAAACAATTTAGGATATTCATTATCTACTTTTAGAGTGATATACCTTAGGTCGGATTGTTTGAATGCTCTAGCGATAATCAATTTCAAATTATTGAATTTATCAGTTTCTACTAAAATTATTCGAGCATCATCGGGAACCAACATATCGATTCCCAGTTTCTCAATAAAGTCTCGGAAGTTAGCTGTATACCAAAACTTCCCATATTTCTCTTTAGGTATTTTTCTACCCTTTAGATATTCAACTGCAGGATGAATTTTCGACAAATCCTTCATAGGTGTCAAATATTGCATCCATTCCTTTTCAGGAATATCAGGAGTCTTATCTTCTTTAGTTTCTGATTGACTTTGAAAAGAACCACCCTTGAATGATTCAAAAATATACTCTTTATATAATTGAGGATTTAAGTATCTAAGGAATGTTTTGAATTTATGATTTTCGCCACAGTTGTGACATTGAAACGAAAGAAGGCCTGTTTTCGTTTTATAAATGTAGCCACGGGCTTTTGAGGTGTTTCGTTCAGAGTCGCCACAATATGGGCAACGGCAATTCCAAAGAGAGTTGCCCTTCTGTTTAAACCGTTCAAGCTGAGACGCAATGAACGTTAAGAATTTTTGCTGAATGTAAAGCTGTTCCACATATCACCTCAATGTTATTTGAGACGATTATACATGAAAGCTAATCAGCTGTCAAGCGGGCTTTCTTCGCATAACAATCTTCATGGGCTTCGGCGTGTTTGTTGACACGGCAGCACCCGTCACATTGGTAGGGGTGTCCTCTTTTAAGTTAAAGATTGATTCTTCAATCATCTTCCACTCTTTTTCTTCCAGCTCTAGTTCCGATAGCCCTTCACGCAGCATCAACAATGAAGCAGTGGCTGCACCCAACCAGGTTTTGCCCAAAGGGACGGTCTGTAAAAGGCGTTTCATGTTGAAAACGAGGCGATGAAGGTATGTGAACGCATCCCGCTCCTCACCCGTTCTTAGCTCTTTAAATCGACGTAGACGCTTCCCATCTTTATCAATGATGCCATGTTTGAACGCAGCCTGTTCTTCCCAAGGAGTCGTTAGAATAGTAATAATTCTTAGGGCGTAGAAGAAGTCGCCCATTCTAGTAATGTTCATACCGATAGTTCCTCGAAAATAACTTTCTGAAAGTGTAAATTGATTTTAGTAGGGTCGTATCTAATCTTCAATTCATCATTAACTATAATACCACTTTCAATACCTGACACCGCATTTAGAAAGGTGAATATCAAATCATAATTGTTAGGTGAAGATAATAGAAATAAACTCTTTGCTACGAATTCGATACCGAAGCAATTACATGCAATAGTAAAATTATTAAAAACAAGGCGAGAAGAGAACTTTCCAGACAAACTAAATTTCTCAATTTTGCCTGTAACCCTTTTAATGAGAGATAAGTCCTGTTCGAATTCTTCATCAGAAAATACCGGATTTTTATATAACTTTGCTGCTGTTAATTTGTAATTGCTAACGGTTATTTTCATATACTAAATTTTATTCCAAATCTTCAAATTCATCATCTTCATCGTCTGAATCAGTTTCCCAGACATATTGAAGTTCCATCTCAATCTCAAATTCACTATCATCAGTATCTTGATAATAAGTTACTACAAGATTAAATTCACTTTGCTCGTCACCTTTATAAACAGGAATAACAAAATTAATTGCTTCCTGCTCTGACGGGTCTTCTAAATTGATTCTAATACTTTCAACATCAGAAAAATCTAAATTAAGACCCTTTGTTCTTAATAATGAATCTGCCATCTCCACATATGAAACAACCATACCAAAATCAGTAAATGTCTTTTCACAATATACTGTTAGTTGGTCATTAATATAGTCTAGGTCATCATTGAATTCATCATTAATCTCGTATGTCTCATTTAACATCTTTACCTCTGTTTTTTGATTTTGCTTTGGGTTTTGTTTCTTCTTCTAGAACCACTTCGGTTGCAGGTGATTCATCAATTACAACATCTGAGCCAACAGTTTCATCAATTACTTCTTCAACCACTTCTTCTGGTAGAACTTCTACTGCTTCAGGTACAACGTCGATTAACGGCGCTACCTCTGCATCATCAAGACGTTTCACTCCTCCACGAACTGAAACAAGCAACTCGCCTGTTACAGGATGACGCCAGCCGCGGTCACTTGCAACAGCATCGGCACACCAGCTTGGCGGCGTATTAACAATATTCTTCATTTAACATATCTCCTAAAAAGTTTTTAATAATTTCGTCTAGTTCTTCATTCAAGACTTCCTGTAATGATTTATACATCATTTGAATGTCTTTTTCATCAGCCTTCTTTGGCATGCCTTTTCTAAAAGAGGCAAAGTCACCAACCTTGACAAATCCGCGTAGCTTTGATGCGCTCATTCCTGAAACATCATCAGAGTCAGGGTCCCTGTCACCAGAGCTAATTAATTCGACAACATCAAAGCGTGTCTTGTTTCGTTCTGCTAAATCTGCATACCCTTGAAGTCTATCAGACCCAGCAAAGAAATATACTTCTTTAAACCCATTAGAAGCAATCCAACTAAATGCATTAATAGGCGTCTTAACCGTTGAATCATCAATGAATGTAATCTCAGGAAAGAACTTCTTAGCCAATTGCAATTTTAAATTGAACGGCAAAGGATTCTTTTTCTTATCTTCTGTTCGTGACAGAAATACAACGGGAGCACCCTGAACCTTTTTAGCATGGGCAACAATCTTATCAATAAGTAATTGGTGACCTGACGTTGGTGGATTCATTCGTCCAAATGCAAATACAATCTTATCTTTCATACCAAATATATCTCATTAATGGTTTATCTTCTTTTATTTATAAACATTCAAACCCTTAGCCAATCTGTCAGAGCACTCATCATCCCCATGTCATCCTTCCATTGATAATATGCTGTAGTTTGCAAAAAACGCTTATGAATCAACAGGTTAACCAAGATTGACCATAACACTAGACACGGGCTTAAAAATGCGTTACAATCGAATCGTATTAATAATAAAGGCTATCTAATAATGAACCCAGAACCAAAAATCACAAGAAATTATGTTGACAATGCGAAACTATATGAATCGTTTGTAGCATGGTATGAGAGTAAGAAGACTGCTGAAGCTGAGGGTAGGCCTGAACCAGAACCTCCTTTATATATTGCGGAGTGTATTGTTTTGATTCCGACAAGACTAGCGTCAAAAGGAAACTTCTCAGGATACTCCTTCAAGGATGATATGATAGGTGACGCTATCGAAAACATTGTCCAATATTACAGAAACTTTGACATTCAAAAGTCCAAGAACCCGTTTGCTTATTTCACGCAGATTGCCTACTTCGCTTTCCTCCGCCGAATCATTCGGGAAAAACGTCAATCATATATCAAGCATAAGCTAATTCAAAACAGCGATTTGCTAGATAGCATCATCACCCAAGACCATGATGATAGCAGCGACTATCATGTTTCAATTGTCGAAACGATGAAGATGAATCTCAAGCCAGAACTAGAAGCATATTTTGAGGGCAAGAAAGGTCCTAAGAAACTTCGCAAAACTGCAAAGTCGATTGAGGATTTGCTTGAAGAAGATTTGACAAAGGATTTAGTAGAAGAAGAACGATTGAATGAAATCTTAGATGGAGGCATTGTGGATGAGCATGCTGATAAATGAAAAATTAAATTGGGTAAAATTTTAGTTTTTATATTAATGGTATAGATCCAATTTTTAGAGTAGGTAAGGATGGCCCAATGGAACAAGAAGATTTAGAATTTTTAATAACCGAATTTTTAAAAAGAACATTGGAACCCTGCCCAATAGGTAAAGATGAATATATTCTAGTATTAGAAAGAATGCAGAATGTGGGATTATTATCAAAAACATCTTGTGATAATTTTATAAAGAGAAAATTTAATGCAAAGTAACAAAGTTAATTGGGCGTTCATAACTGATAATCATTTTGGGGTTAGAAATGATAGCAAGATATTTCACAAACTCTTCAGAAAGTTTTACACTGAAATCTTCCTACCATATCTCATTGAAAACGAGATCAAGACATTGTTTGTATTAGGTGACTTCTTTGACCGTAGAAAGTTTATCAATTTTGAATCTTTGAAATTGTCAAGGGAAATATTCTTTGACCCTTTAAAAGAGTTGGGTATCACGGTGCATGCTATTGTGGGAAACCATGATGTAATGTATAAAAATACCAACAAGGTTAACAGTATGGACTTGCTTGTCAGTGAACATCATTACGACAACGTAACAGTATATTCCGACCCAGAGACGATTGAGGTTGACGGTGTTAAGATTTTGATGTTACCCTGGATTAATTCAGAAAACTATTCCGCAACGATTGAAGAAATTAAAAAGTCGGAAGCCCGATTTGTTTTCTCGCATCTTGAGATGAGCGGATTTGAATATCACAAGGGTATGATATCTGACAAAGGTCATTGTGACGCAGACTTGCTTGCACGTTATGAATTTGTTTTCTCTGGTCACTATCATCATAGGTCTTCCAAGGGTAACATTCATTACCTAGGTACAGCTTATGAAATGACCTGGACTGATTATAATGATGCTAAAGGGTTTCACCATTTTGACGGTAGCCGTTTAACGTTTATCGAAAATCCAGAAAAGACTTTCATACGATTAGCATATGACGATAAAAATGCCAAATTGATTGAACGAGAACTAGAGACCCTAGGTTCGTTCGAGGACAAATTTGTAAAGGTGGTGATATATAAAAAGGACAACCCAATTTTGTTTGAGCGTTTCCTTGACAAGATTTCAGAGTCGTCTCCTTCGGATATTAACATCATTGATGAAACAAATTCATTGAGAGAAATTCTAGAAGACTCAACCGAGCAACCAAAAGATACCCTTGACGTAATCAGAAATTTCATTTATAATGAGATAGACACAGATTTAAACAAGGACAAAATCATGCGAAAGCTACAAAACCTTTATATCACTGCTAAAGCAGTTTCAGATGACGAGTAACAGATGTTTATAGTAAATTCAGTACGCTTCAAAAATTTTAGATCCTATGGCAACCAATTTACAGAAATCAATCTAGTCAAAAGTGGTAGCACTGTAATCACCGCACCCAATGGTAGCGGGAAGTCTACCATTCTTATGGCTATCGAATACGGATTGTTTGGCAAGGTTTCTGGTGGCATCAATAAAAACGATTTGGTGAACACTATCAACAAAAAAGATTTGGTGGTGGAGATTGATTGTGAAACGAATAACAAAAAGATTCTTATCAGACGTGGTATCAAACCCAGCCTGTTTGAAATTTTGGTAGATGGTGTTTTGGTTGACCAAGATGCTTCCATTCGTGATTATCAAACCTACTTTGAAGATGAGGTGTTGGGTTTTAACATCAGCAGCTTTAGACAAGTAATTTCAATCTCAGGTGGTTCTTATACACCTTTTCTTTTGCTATCTGCGGGTCAACGTAGAAAGATTGTCGAGGAACTTTTAAACCTTACAGTGTTCTCCAAGATGTATAATTTACACCTTGCTGACATATCACAAAACAAAGAAGACCTACAGAAAACTGAAAACACAATTGCCCAATTAACGGCTTCTATGGTTTCATTGAAGAAGGGTCTTGATTCTCTATCTGTTCAGGAAGAGGGTTATCGAAAAATCATTGATTCAAACATTGCTAATGCTAATGAAAAAATTGAGGCAATCAATGCTGAAATCGAATCTCGTAATCTGGAAATAGATAAACTTCAAAAAATGACAGAGAGTCTTGACAAGAAAACAACCAAGAAATCAAAGCTAGTTGAATACGGTCGAGACATGAGAAAACGAATTCAGAAGATTACTGATTTTGTTTCATATTTTGAAAGCAAAGATGTTTG